TCTTCCAGGATATCTTTTTCCGGTGTATGTCGTGCAGCAGTGAGAGTTTCCTTGCTGGGGTTCTCGTGATCAGTCTCCGTTAAGTAGGCGTTGATATACCCCTGAAGGCGTCCCGGGTAGTGATAAAACTCAGGGTGAGCGCTCCGGATAAGTGCAAAAATAGCGGCGCGGGAATAGTCCAGAATACCCGGGGTTGCGCGAAGTGCTGCGGACCATTCTTTGAACGGACTTTCTCTTTTCAGGACGATTTCTTTTGCGCGACGATAAACGCTGCCCGGAATTTCATAAATATTAAAATCCATCGGAAGTGTGGCTGCTGCAATCTCCACATCCAGCGTATCGAAGGTGTGTACTAAATTCGGATTGCGATCGGTTTTGTTCCCGCCACCGGCATTTGCACCGGAAGCCGTACGGGTGATACGCGAAACACGATTTCCTTTCATCCACTCTTTTGTCAGCAGACCCCGATCAGTGTAGTCAGCGTCCAGGTATGCCTCGAAAAAAGCAGTTATCAGTCCCAGGTCTGAATTACCGGGATTAGGGAAAACTTTGTCAGTGTCGCGTACCAGTTTGTGAAGGTCGCGAATCTCCAGCGGGTCGAGCAGCTTTGTTTTGTGAGAAATGGCCAGGGCAGTAACAGCCGGCAGTTCTTCCGCCCGTGCTATATGTAATGCCTGAAGTTCTTCCCGTGCAACGTGCGTTACTGGTTTTTCGCTGCCGTGTTGCGCAAGCCAGCGAATGGGCAGCTCCTGACCAGAAACAGGCAGGAGCATATTCTCCTCAATCTCCGTCATGTCTTCGCCGTTGAGGTTGGTATTGTCAGTACTGGCTGGTTTCTCCTGCACGGAGGGAGAGGGCGCGATAAATACCATTGTAATGCCATCTTCCCCGCCTTTTTCGTATCGGTTGCAGAATTCGGTATCAAACACGCCTTCAGGTGGAAGGTCATTCACAACGGGTAAATGGACGCGAACGGGTTTTTTAAAGTCGTCTTCATCATAATCGTTGTCATCCATTGCGGTAATGCAGCGGGAGATGGCAACAGATAATTTTTTTGCTGTAGTCCAGTAAAAACCACCTTTAATTCCCAGACGTTTTCTGACTTTGTCATTTTTTGCTTCGCAATATAGCGCAAATTCTTCTTTATCAGTGCTCATTGATAAACCTCATTACAGATTTAAGGGTGAACAAATCCCTGCCATTGCTGGCATTTTTAATCCGTTGGTATGGTGTTAATATGGCTGGAGGGTTATCCAGCCGGTGTTTCGTTATTCAGGTACAGCGATACTTTTTTTACCGGGAGGCATTCACCAGAAATTTTTTGCTCGTCTCTTGCCTGGAGGCAGGATTCTTTACTGGCATAAATTCCGGTAATCACATTCTGTGATTCACCCGTTATAAGAAAAACCGTCATCATCAGTGCAAATGCTGAAGTCATTGACGTTCTCCGAAAATACCAAGTTCAAGAAGAGCAATTCGGGAAAGTATGGAATTATCATTGAGCAGATAAGGCTCATATTTCCTCATGTTAATGGCATCTTCAGTAAACTCCCGGTTACTGAGCAGAACACCAATATCAAAACAACCTTCAGACGTATTAACGTTTGGTAATAACGTTTCCATTATCGCGTCCTCAACAATGAATTTTGTGATGCAGTGCCTGGTGCCTCCAGGTGACGTTAACCAGTTAACAATTAACGCCGGATACAGAGAATCCACCCATAACACTGTTTTTGGTTTTAACTGTTCCGCGTGCGCTTAGCCGCATTCACCGCATCACAAAATTCACTTTAAAAAGGGCGGCAGAGCAGCCACGGAGTAAAACTGATACCGCCAAACGTCACCAGAAAATTGATAACAGAGGGCGTTGCAGCGGGGTTGTCACTTAAGCGTATGGTCAACCTGACAACCCGGTGTCCTCAATGGGGAAGGAATAACCCCGCCATACTTACCGCCGCGCCATTTCGCGGAGTGCCACAACCGGAAGCGCACGTTCGAAGAAATCTAACGACAAGCCTTCTAAGGGAAAGAGCTTCGCCGTACGCTTTCGCGTTATGCACTGACTTTTCAGGGAAATATCCTTTCAGTAAACTGTCAGTACCGGATTCTTATCCGTGTCCGGCGCACGACCACACGTGACAGCGTGTTGGTCTCCATTTTTAACCCAGAACCTCAATGGAGGATAAAATGCCAAACAAAAAAAGAAATCCGCTTATTGAAAAACAGATTGAATGCCTGGTAAATCAACTCAGGCAATCAGGGTTATTAAAAACTCATTCAGAGTTGAGGCTCACAGAATCAGCATTCGACGATAAATTAAATAATGTCCTTTATAATGGCATTATTGATTTTAATCGTTCTGTTGGTCGCCGCGGCCCTGCTGGTGTTTCCTTATAATTACCAGTCAATCCAGAGTGGACCGTGTTCAGCGTAAATATAACTGTACACATCCAGATTATATTTGTGGTCTGTTAAGAACAGGCTGCAAATACATGCCGAAGCTTCCAGTGCAGCGGCTCTGTTACTGAATAACCATGTAGCAACATTCCAGCGTTTTTCTGCATCCCAGTCTTTCTCAAGGCCTGATACCATGAAGAAACCGTTAGTGTTGCCATCAAATAATTCTGTTTCCAAATTTTTAAGCAATGCCTGATGGACTCTTGCCAGGTATTCCGCCGGAATTTCGCCACGAATTCTGATGAGATTGTCATAAACAAACATGTTCCCCGCATATGGCGATTTTTCTTTCTTGTTTTTTAAACCAGCATCATGAGCAAACTGATCAATTTCTTCTTCCGTTGGTTTCGTATTGATGTTTTGCGCTGTCGTTTCTGCAATTTTATTTGCCACACTCTCTGAGTCGTGTTTATTTATAGACGCACAGAAATACAATCCGGTAAACGCATCGCGCACATTACGAGCCATATTATCAGTGTCTTTTTTCGTTACCGATTCCAATTCAAGTTCGTTCAGACGATGACGAAGTGTGTGTGCTGCAATCTCCTGGATTGAAGGAGGTAAATCTTTAAATTCCATCGTCAACCTCATCAGTCAGTGTTTCTGGCTAACCAGCGACGCGCGCCAGCTTCAGTTTTAAACGTTTTGCTTCTGGTATACGTCATCGCGGTAAACGTGCCGTCCTGATTGGGAAACACGCCACATACCAGAGATTCGTTGTTGCCAAGATCGATAGTATCCATGCTGACCTCATTTCCCCTTAACGCCGGGGTAGCGGAACTGTTTGCTGAGAACACCGTGCGGTGTCTTGATGCAAGCAAGATTAGCCATGACTAACAATTTGGTCAAGTATTTTTGTTTGCCATGACTAACATTTTGGGCAACCAAAAAGATAACGCATTGATTGCGTTATCTTTTGTTTGTTCGTTGACGGGCTTTTAATAACTCTTCAAAGAGTTTGTTGAAATTTTTTACTCGGGCGCGCATCTCGGTGAGCTGAGCATCCTGTTCTGATTCAGGCAATGCATTAAAAAGCTCAAGGAGCTCATGTTCTTTGGGGGATAGAGCAACTGGCTCCTCAATAGGTGGTGATGGTTGCTTGTCTTCATCGCCAAATAGAATCCATGTTGGCGAGCACTGCAGTACTTTGCTGAGGGCAAAAAGATTCTTTCCTGTAGGTTCGCTATCATCCCGCTCCCATTGTGAAACCGATACGTGAGAAATTTTCAGGACTTTAGCAAGAGACCTTTGGGTGTATTTGAGGTTTTTTCGGCGATATCTAATGCGTTCGCCAATGGTTAAATTTTTTGTATCCATAGTTAGCTAATGCTAAATCTTATTGACTATGTTTTTGTTAACATCTATTTTGTTAGTCATGGCTAACAATCAAGGTGCTTTAAATGCTTAAAACTGACGCACTTTTGTATTTCGGTTCAAAAACAAAACTTGCACAAGCTGCTGGTATTCGTTTGGCTTCGCTTTATAGCTGGAAAGGGGAGCTAGTACCTGAAGGTCGCGCGATGCGCCTGCAAGAGGCATCCGGCGGGGAACTTCAGTACGACCCCAAAGTTTATGACGAATATCGTAAGGCAAAGCGGGCGGGGCGGTTGAACAATGAAAATCACCCCTGAACAGGTTTGTGAGGCTCTGGATGCCTGGGTGTGCCGACCAGGAATGACACAGGAACAGGCGACGATATTAATCACGGAAGCATTCTGGGCTCTGAAAGAACGCCCGAACATCGATGTTCAACGCATCACGTTTAATGATGGCGAGGTTGATCAACGGGCACTGGGCGTTAACCGGGTGAAGATATTCGAACGCTGGAAAGCTATCGACACCAGGGATAAGCGGAAAAAATTCACGGCGCTGATTCCGGCAATTATGGAGGCTATCCGAATTAGTGATTTCAGGTTGTATCGTGAGATCAGTGATGGAAAAAGCATTACGTACATGATCGCCGGATTAAACAAAGAATATGGCGATGTGGTGGAGTCCGGGCTGCTTTTTGCGGATCCATCTGTTGTGGAACGTGAGACTGACGAGCTTATAGAAAAAGCTATTGCTTTCAAGCATGCGTATCGTCAGCAGTATCAATATTACTTTGCAGATAAACAAATATCTGCCAGGGGTTCGTATGAGTATCGATGCACTACGATGGGCTAAAAAGGTGAAAACCGGCAGTTCATCCAGTAAGTCTGTATTGACCTGGCTTGCTGATATGTGCGGTGCCGATTTGTGTGCATACCCGTCTGTATCTGCACTGGCAGAAGTAACGGAACTGAACAAAAAGACTGTGCAGGACAGCTTACGACACCTGATGGAGATTGGGTTAATTGTTGATACCGGTGAGAGAAAAGGCAGAACAAAGCAAATTGTGGTGTACCGACTTATCGGTGTAGAAGAAAGTGTTGCCGAGCCTGAATACACCCAAAAACGGGTGTCTTTAAAGGTGGGTAAAATTGGTGCTGTTAATAAAAACAGTACCGAAAACGGTTATGTTTCAGCACAAAAGAGCCCCAAAAACGGAACTCTTTGTTGCATGGAAAATAACCAAAGACACCCAAATTTTCCATCAAAGACACCCAAAAACGGATCACGGAACCCAAAGGAACCCAAAGATCTAAACCCCACACATAACGCACGCGAGAGTGCTCCGATCAGTGAGCAGGAAGTTTTGTCGTTACAGGCAGCCCCCCATGTATTCCTGGATGGCCTGAGCGAACCCATCGGAAAATTTCCGATGACCGATAGCTGGTATCCGTCACGGGATTTTCGACGACGGGCTGCGTTGTGGGGGATGGCTTTGCCGGAGACAGAATTTACACCTGCTGAACTTACCGCATTCCGGGACTACTGGGCAGCGGAGGGGAAAGTGTTTACGCAGATTCAGTGGGAGCAGAAATTCGCCCGTCACGTAAATCACGTCAGGGCGCAGGTTAAACCAGTCAGCAAGGGGGTAAACCATGCAGCAGCACCAGGTGGCACCGCATCACGGGCAGTTCAGGAAATTCGGGCAGCACGTGAGCAGTGGGAACGTGAAAACGGATTTATCAGCGACGGAAACGGCCTGGAAGCTGTGGGAGCTCATGGGGGAGGTTTATTCGAACCGCTGGACCCAGAAGAACGGGGCCGCACCTTCGAAGCTCTGGATTGCACAGATTGGCGCGATGACTGAGCAGCAAATCCGGCAGGTCTGCCGCCAGTGCATGGACCGCTGCCGGGCGGGTGAAACATGGCCTCCGGACCTGGCTGAGTTTGTGGCGCTGATTTCGGAAAGCGGGGCCAATCCATTTGGCCTGACGGTGGATGCTGTGATGGAGGAGTATCGCCGCTGGCGTAATGAGTCCTGGCGATATAACGGAAGCGACAAATATCCGTGGCCTCAGCCTGTGCTGTATCACATTTGCCTCGAGATGCGTTCAAAGGGGATTGAACGCCAGATGACCGAAGGGGAATTAAAACGGCTTGCAGAACGGCAGCTGACGAAATGGGCAAAGCATGTTAGTAACGGCCTGAGCGTTCCGCCAGTACGGCGACAACTGGCGGCACCAAAACGCCCGTTGGGACCAACGCCAATTGAGTTGCTGAAACAGGAGTATGAACGCCGGAAAGCGGCTGGTTTTGTCTGATTTGAGAAGTAATTTTTATCCGGAGGAAATTTTAATGGGAACCGTATTGCATGCACTGAAAGCGATGGGTAAAGCCAATTCTGTTGAACTGGCGGCGCGGCTTGATATCAGCCGTGAAGAAGTTCTCAACGAACTGTGGGAACTCAAAAAAAATGGCGTTGTTGATAAAACGGGTCACACCTGGTTTCTGGCTGTCGAAGGTGAATCCGGGGTAACCGAAGGGCAGGCACTACAACCTGAAGCGCCGGATGTGGTAACCGAAGAGGTCGCTCCAAAAGTTAGCGCTGACATGATGATTGAGTTTATCGCTCAGGAGGGGGCTAAAACCTGTGAAGAAATAGCGGGTAAGTTCGGTGTCAGTACTCGCAAGGTTGCTTCCACGCTGGCGGTGGTAACCGCAACGGGGCGGCTGGCACGCGTTAATCAGAACGGTAGATTTCGTTACTGCATGCCGGGCGATAATTTACCAGCAGAGCCGAAAGCCGCGCTGGTAACGGAAAATGATGGTAAGGCCTTTCCTCAGCCAGCAGGTGCTGCGTTACCAGTCCGGGAAGCCGCAACACAGGAAGAAATTAAAACAGAAACTGTGGCGGACATTGTGCAGCCGTTGCCATCGTTTACCGAAACGCAAGCAGATGAGCTGATTTTTCCGTCCCTGCGCAGGGCAAACCTGGCGCTGCGCAGGGCGAAAAGTGATGTTCAGAAGTGGGAGCGAGTCTGCGCCGCGCTGCGGGAGCTGAACAAGCACCGGGATATTGTTCGACAGATTACTGATTCTTCCCGCCGTGTTGTATCGGAAAAGTGATTGCCGGAGGCGCTTATGGCAAAAGTATTTACACCAGAAGAGCGGGAAGAAGTGAAGGCGCGCATTGTGGAATTCGTGCGCCTGAGCGGACGAGAAACTTTTCGACAACTGGCAGATAAAACGGGTGTCAGTAAGACCGCTATTCGTCGTTTATCTGGTGCGCTTGCGGCCAGTGGTGATGTCTGGCTCTCTGGTTGCGGGGTATTTCTATCAGAGCAGGCGTATCGCGTATGGCGCAAGACACCGGAGAAGGCTGCTGACCCGACACTGATTCGAAAGTTACCTGACGGAGAAATACGTCGTTACAACAGACGGCAGAACATAATTTGTCGTGAGTGCCGCCAGAGCGAAGTTATGCAGCGTGTGCTGGCGTTCTATCGGGGAAACTTTCAGGAGGTGATGGAGTGAGGGTGAGAGTTTATATTGCCGGTCCAATGACGGGATATGAAAATTTCAACCGTGAGGCATTTCACAAGGTGGAAGAGGAACTGAAACGGGAAGGGCATACCGTCTTAAACCCGGCAGTACTTCCGGACGGGCTGACACAGCCGCACTACATGGATATTTGCATGGCAATGATTCGTTGTGTGGATGCGATTTACATGCTGAATGGCTGGCAGCGGTCAGCGGGCGCTAAGGCAGAGCTGGCACTGGCGGAGAAACTGGGGCATGCGGTGATTTATCAGGAGGTGGCTCAATGAGAGAGGTTAACTATGAGGCGCTTCGTGAAGCAGCAGAGAAAGCAACTAAAGGATGCTACATCGTAGGGCATACATCGGGCAATCAGCATGGGAATATAACAGGAGTTTTTGTTTGTCAAAAATGGAAAGGAGAACCCGGTGGCGTAATTGCAGAATGTCATGTTAACTGCCTGGTTGAAACAGATGCTCAGGCTTACGCAAACGCTGAATTTATTGCTGCCTTTAATCCAAATGTTGCGCTGGCACTACTGGATGAACGGGAAAGAAACCAGCAATACATCAAATCACGCGACCAGGAGAACGAGGAGATTGCGCTTACGGAAGGGAAGCTGCTAATCGAAAACGGCCGGCTTGTTGCCGATACGCTACGCCACTTAGCTGATAACGAAATCGACTCTGATTATTTTGCTATCACCTCAACGAATGAGAACGGTACTGAAATTGATCATGAGATGGCTATTACCGATTACGCACTGCAAGCTGCCGGAACTGTAGACGAATTGGTTGCGGCGTTGGAATCCGCAGAGAAGCGCATTGCAGAACTGGAAGCACGGGAAATATCGCTCCCAGAACGTAGCAGCATGCTTCATCGAACAGATTTTCACGATGATTACCAAACGGTAATGGCATACAAAGTTTCTGAAGTCATCGCTGCAATCCGCGCCGCTGGCATTCGCATCAAAGGAGAGGAGCATGGAAATAAAACCAGAAGATGAGTTAAGCAATATCGTTTTATTTCCGGTAAAAGAGGATGACCCACGTAATCAGGTTAATTTTCTCTATGAGCCATCGGAAAGACCATATTGCCATCACGCCTCTGTCCGGGTTGACGAAAAAGAGCGTCAGGTCCGCTGTAAAATCTGCGGTGCAGTTGTGGAGCCATTTGACTGGATGCTCTCTGTGGCGAAAAGAGAAACCAGACTGGCAGATGATGTAAGGATCTTGGGTAATGACTCCAACTTACTGATAGTGTTTTATGTTCAGATAATGCCCGATGACCTTGTCATGCAGCTCCACCGATTTTGAGAACGACAGTGACTTCC